CAACTGATAGATTAGGTTAGTGATGCACCGGTGCTTAAAACACGCATCGGAATATAAATAAACTCGGCTGATTTTACAGGTTTAATCGCAACATCCAAATACATTTCGTTATTGTCGATACGATCTGGAGTGTTGTTTGATTCATCGCATAGAGTAGCGAAGTCATAGAGACCGCGTTTAGCCATAACATCATTTAGTAGACCATCTGCTGCAGACTTCAGATTGTCACGAGTAATCTTATCGTTAGGCTCGAAGACGAATGGGAATGCGCCTTTGCGCAAAGCACGCTTCAGGTACATAACAAGACGGACAACGTTCACGCGATCCAACGCTGAAGCTGCTGGAGCGGAAGTTTTTTGACCCCAAATGAGTAGACCTTGTCCCGGGAAGAACACGATTGGGTTAACGTTCTTACCAAATTCATAGAGATTATCGCGCTGTCCTTGGCTTAGGTTAGCTTCTAAGAACGTAGTTGCCTGACCTAAAGTACCAGTCACAAATCCAACGGTCTGTACGCCTGAAACAACACCGCGGCGAGCGCCAGCTGGGGCAAACCACACGTACGATTGGTTGTCACTAAATGCATAAGTGCGAAGTGCAATACCAGAAGGAGCACAAACAACTCTACGTCCATCAAGATTTGACGCCATACCCCATGGGTAGTAGTATGCAACGTTATTAGATCCTACCCGCTCAGATGACATTGACCACACTGCTGCTTGCTCTGGCGATTTATTGACTGGAGTGTCAGCAATTACAAATGCTTCTTCATTGACATCAACTGACAACGCAACTAAATCATCTACTAGCTCTGGATATCCAGGAGCAACGATAAGGTTGTATTCGTACATTTCTGAACGAACTTCAGTATTTGAATTGATTTCTGCGGCGATAGCAGTAGCAATAGCTATTCGCTTAGCAGCATCATTTGCTCCTAATGGATTAAACAGATTTACCGGGTTTAGAGTAAATCTAAATTTATCACCAGTGACAAAAGCCACATTTCCGGGGGTAATCATGAAGTTGACGTAATTATTATCATACGCCGCGCTTACAAAACCATTTGCGGTTTGCCCGCTTACTGAACCACTAACAGTGAATTCAGTTGGAGAAATGAAAGTAATAGTCCACGTTTCATTTGCAGTTGGTGATGATGGAAGAAGCGAAGAATCAGGACGCAGATTTACTATCTTACCAGTACCAGTACGTGAAATAGCGTCAGAGGTATAAACTAGATCAAATTGGAAATAGTCATCTTCATTAAATGGTACTGAACCTGGAGTAATGGTGAAGTTGACTTTCGTCGACACGAAAGCAGAACCTGTGCTACCATTACCAATGATACCAGATGTAGAACCGACAACTGTAAAGTTTGTCGAGCTAGTGAAAACAACACTAATCGTTTCTGGCTTAACGAATGCAGAAGCCGCAGTAATGCTACCAATAGTACCATTACCAATACCAAACAGAACTGCATTAGCAGCTACTGGGACGCCAATACCTACGAATTGATCAGCTGCATCAGTTAGATCGACGTTTGCACGAACCACATATGCGCGGTTGCCAACGCTAATGAACTGATTCAAAGCCATCAAACCATATTCATTACGTGCATCACCATGGAATTCATTGCCACCAGAATCTTTCCAGAAGTATGGAACACCATACAGCGAAACAGATTGACCGAGCGAGGTCACGGTGCGAACTACAGAATGCTCATTAGTACCAGCCGCAGGTGTTAAACCATTTGGCTGGAGCTTGCCCGAACGAGACGCGATAAAGAAAAGCGGTACAGTCGGTGCAGAGGCTGGAATGTAAAACGATTCGTCGGTGACGGTGACGCTTACACCTGGGCTAACTAGCGAAGCCATTAATATTCTCCTTGTCTTAAGATGGGCCGGTTCTAAATTGTCAAGCCGGCTGATGACCTTCCTATTTATGAAAAGGAAGGCTTTTCGTCCAGAAAATTATAAACTTGCCATCGCCTTGACAATGCTAGCGATCTTTTCACCATGCTTACGAACATCCCAAATATCAGTCAATGTCTTATTCACTTCTCTAGAATTCATCTTGTGATATTTGTCGCCCAACATTCTTCTTAGAGGCATTGTTATCTGCTTTGCTTCTGTTGGCAAGTAATAACCCAGCTGATCTAATCCGTAAATGTCAAATTCATCCAACTTTTCGACATTTGGATGCTTCATAACCTGATCAATCTTGTCCTTGGCGCCAATTGCAATTTCTTTAATCTGTCTAATGATTTGTTTTTGCAGCGGTTCAGAACATTTCGCAAATAAAAACTGATTGACGGGCACATGAACTTGAAGTCTTAGTAGATGATCACCATGTCTCCACGAGGTATCTTCAATCGTAAAATCAGAATACTTTTCACGAAGAGTCTCTTTATCCATCTTTAAGAATTTCACCAATTGGTATTTCATCATGATATCTGCATCGGCGGCATCTAGTTTATCAAGCCAAGACTTCATTAAGAATTCCATCATCTTATCATGGTCATCATCTTTCTCTTTTGCTTTCTTTAACTCTTTCAAATATTCTCTAACGCGCTCAATGTTGTTAAACTTCCGCTTAAACGGCTCTATGAGCTTTTCTATCTTTACTTGATATGTCCCCTCGGGAAGAATAACTTCATCTTCTTTGGCGTAGGATGTTTTCCTAACGTCGATACCTACATCTTTACTGACGGTAGTAGAGATAACAATACCTCCATACCCACTCATATGCTCACCTTCTTTTCGCATCTTATCGTGCGCCATCATGATTGACATTGTTGGAAAGTAAGTTTTCTTAGAGTGCGCAAAATCTTCAGCTGTTGCTTCATAGGTAGTCCATGAAGAGAAATGCTTCGACTCTAATTCTCCATTTGTAATCGTTGCGAGGAACGCATCATGCTCTTCTTGATCATCAAAATGCAATCCTCTGTAAAGAGTACCGCCGTCAAAGGGATATCTTTTCGATAACCTATCGATAGTATCTCCACCCAAATAAGTTTGGCCGTCAGCAGTGTATTTGTACAGTGCCTTATCATCCCTATCCATTCGATTGTATTTGTCCTGATTGACAAGTGACCCATAATGAGTAGGGGCTTCTTTTAAGAAAGTTTTGAATCTCATTTAATCCTCGTTGTCGATTACATCTAACACGATAACTGGATAGGAACCTTCATCCACCATTACTTCTTTCTGAACTTCTAAGTAAATGTGTTCTCTATCTTTCTTTGACAGATCGTCAGTGTTCAAAATAATTGATTTACCAGGAACTATAGCTTTCAAAATCACTGAGTAATTACCGATATCAAAATTTTCAACAGCTAATTCTTCTACTAAGGATTTGCTGTAAGACCAGCTAGAAATTCGTTTAGCATGATGAACACCTTTTGCTCCAACTTCCACGCTCGCCATATCTAAAGATTTAGCCAACTGTTCAAGGTCATCTATGAACAAAACTCTATAAAGCGTCATGTCCTTGTAGTTAGCTTTACTCTTTAAGTACGCAACAGTTTCTGGCTTCAATGTCAGTCTAGGAGATGCTGTGAAGTTGTCAATATCGCGCATTAAGTTATGGTGGATGTTGGAGGAGTGATCAAACATATCCTCATTTAAAAAGTCTTTGAATCTCATTCTTCAGTTCCATCGATAACAACTTCGCCGTATTTAGTCGTGAACGGGATCATATCTCCGTTTTCGTCAAATTCTCCAACACTAAATCCTTTCAAATCGCCAATGGAAATGATAATCTTTTTGACCATATCCTCTTTAACGTCAACAGGTCCAGCAATAAAGATCGGAATTTCAAACGACAGAGTCCATGAAATGATTCTTCTTTCAGTTCCTGCTGGATAATTCTCTTCATTGCTGATACCGATCAACTCGACACGCGTTAGTTTAGTCCAATCGAATGCAGCATCAGAGGTTTGAATCTGTAAATCTGGATCAAACAACATGAGAATTTGCTCAAGGATTTGATGTGATTGCTGAGTGTTGCTTGCACAAATAGTTAAATCAACTTGCATAATGTACTGAATTGGCATTACGCGAGTAACCACTTTCAAATCCTGCGGATAGACTCCCCCGGCTGGTAGGTAAGTCTTCTTATCTACGACGCCAATACCTTTACGAGTAGGCGATAAAGACAGCCCCATCATATTAGCGGCCATTGCTGGCAAGGAGAACGGTTTGTTTTGTGTGTTGCCCGCGTTAATTGCTGCAACAACTCTATCTCTACTACCAATAACGATAGGTACGGTGATGAACTCAACGTCATCGCACTCGCCCTTGCCAGTTTGAACCCTCATTCCCGCAAAGATGTTGCAGAACTGTAGGAGATAGCTGCGAATCTGTCCGTCATAAAAATAGAAGTCTATCAATTTGCGTCCCTCATTAGTCTTTCTAGCGCGGTCTTAGACATTCGTGCTTCGCTCCATGCCTGCCCAAAGTTAGTGTAGCGATTCAAACTATCGTCTCCCGATGACCAATACTGCTCATCGCTCCATTTTTTAATATCTCCTAACCCTTTGATTAGTTCATCAATAATCAACTCAACATCTTGTCCATGCGCTCTTACAAAATCCAGCATTATTTCTCTATCTTCGTATTTGAATCCAACAGAGCTTAAAAAATCCGGATCTTCAAATGCACCAAAAAGATCAAGAATAGAATGATCTTTTGGATACTCTTTTAAAATTGGAGCCAGCATTAATCTATACTTCCGCATCTTCGTGTTAGCATGATTTTTAAGCTTGACAATTTCATTATTGACATGCGCTTCTTGTTGATCTTGTTTGAAGAAGGTATTAGGGAGATTTAATGCAACACCATTGACCCTCTTTTCAAAATTGTCAACTTGCTTTTTCTTAAATTTTTCAGAAGCGTCAAGAACGTTTTCTAAGAATGTTTTGAATCTCATGATTTCTTTCCGATACTTTGTTTAGTTGAAGAATTCAGAATGTTGTGTAATGATGGTTTAGCCGAAGTATACTCCACTCTACGATCTTGCTCGACAAAAATCCAACGGTTTTTCACAGCACTAAAACGGTGTAAACGCGGTGCAATCTTTGTATCATCTGGATAGTATAGACGGAAGTACTCACCGTCTTTGCTGGTAGTGGGATCGGGCAATGAATAACCCTCACCATATGGTTCACCATTTTTAGGCAGACCATCTTCAATGTAAATGTTTGGTTTCTGCTTTCCACTTACAGGAGCGGGTTGGCCTTTCACATTCACATTCGGCTGTGGAGGCTGTTGAATAATCATTTCAACACTTAGTCCATCGTCTGATCCACGTTCTGGAACTGCAGCACTCGCGTCTTTGATGGTTTCTTCAGTCACGGTCAACACTGAAGTATCGATATGACCGACGCCATCCGCTAAAATGGAATCGGCTGTTAGATATTTTTGCGTATCAAAGGTTCCGAAAATGTCTCTTGTCTCTTGCGAAGGAATTGCTTCTTGTGCTTGAAATCTATACAATGTTGGCTTCCATCCAGTCGTATAACCTGCGCTAGCCCAACCAGTGTCAGTAACTTCTAGGAACTTTTTAACAGGGCGAAGGTTATGATCATACTGCAGTTCTGGAATAACTTCGATAATGTCTCCAGTTACAATAGGACGACCCAATAAGCCTACCATCACTGCGAACGATACAGTAAATGAGTATTGATCTAAAATGTTCAGTCCAAATTTCGACAGATCAGAGATTGAATCATTAATGCTGTATTGGGCTTTGATAGGTAGGGGAGTTTTAGCGTAATCGCGATCTCTATTTTCTTGGAAGAATAGATCTTGCACATTATTGATGTCTGTTGGGGGACTATCTAATACGTCAAATTGCAATACTTCCCAATGATCTGTTCCCGTAAACATTGTAGGGACAACTCTTGCCGCTTTAGCAGATAGGGCGGATTGTAGATTTAAAGTTGTTGCATTTGACGTTTGTGTTAGATTGAAAACTCCTACTCTTTTCCAATCATAAGTAACTACAACGCTAAACGAATCGCCCGCGTTAAAAGAGCCGACTATTTTAAAGTTGAGAATTGTAGATTCAAATTTAGCCCCTACTGTTATAGTGCCCAAGTTTACCAAGCTGCCAACTACTGGACGCCAAACGACATCAAAAGTAGTAGGGCTGGTTGCCATGATAGTAGCAACCCCAGCCACCGCATTAGGTCCAACTGATAGATTTAAAATGGTACCGCTCCCAGTACCATTAAAAATGGAAGATTGCACTTGCGTCTTACCATCTGCAATTTCAACCTTAACCTGCTTAGCATAGTTGAAAGCAGTGTTGCCCTGCTTAATAACGACTGCTCCTACCTTTTGGAGTTTTGGTTTAACTGGTGCATTAGATGGCTGATTATTAATTTGGTTGATGCCAAAATCAACTCCAATGAATGCGTTACCTACCACAGCTGAACCAACCTGAATAGAATGCCAAACCCCATTATTTAGGTTTGATAGAGGGTAACCTGGTTCAGCAATAGACGCAAATAGTTTGCCGTTGTTTAGAGTTGAACCATCACCTTGTTCATGAACGCCCAACAGTTTGTAGATGTTTAGCGGAGCACCATTAATGTTTAGATTTTCTGCTGCATATGATTCTTGGAGTGACGCTTCATTCCGCGCGCAGATGTCATCCTCACCAGATATTTCCCACTCTCCGACACAGGGAGTAGTAGGAGTATAATTTGGCAAGTTATCGTGTTGGGTGTTTAGGCTGCCAGCCGCGTCTTCACAAGGAAACGTCATTTGAAATATTCTTCTAGAAAGTCTTTTAATTCAGCCTCATTAACAAAGAGAACCTTTCCTTCAACCCATGCTTCAACACCAGGTTTGGAAGGTACACTTGCCTTATCAGCGATAGATGTCGTGAAGTTATTTATTTTAGGGTCAAGACAATATTCCAGCAATTGTTCAAAGTTTGCAAAACCCTTGCTAACCATGGTCTTAATAGCCACTTCCAGCTGCTCGGCATTTTGGTGATTTAGTTTTGGTTTACCATTATCATCAACCAAATCATATAGCTTCTTCAACGTCCATCCTCTCAACGTTTCCCTAATTTCTGACGCGTCAGTATCTGGAGTTATCTTGCCATCTAACGCCTTCATCAATGCGATAAGGAATACGTTTAGTGAATTTAGACCTGGAACACCAATAGATTTTTCTAGAACGGGAAATGAACGCCAAATATCGTGGCTGTCGCACTTACCAACTTTCGCGTTATCCGCGGGTATTACGTAAAAGATATCACCATATCCTGAAGCAATTCTATTATTTGACGCGCAGATGTATGCACTTTCACGTGAAGGAAATTCTTTCCATTTTGACGAAGTGGAGATGAATTTCGTATAGTAGTTGTAAGTGTTCTTACTTACCCTTTTAAAGGTAGAAGTGTCGCCAAATTGATAATTACCCTTGGAACCATCAACTCCTCTAAGCAGACTAATCTCGCCTGATTTTATACGCTTCATCACATTTGGCGCATTCTCTCTAGCCCATTTAATAGCCTTGTCTAAGCTTGTAGGTGTCGATGTCGGAACTCTGGGTAAGTCTTCTAGAAGGTATTGTTTAAATCTCATTTAGCCACTCTTTTAATTTTGATTCGATATCATTAAAGCCTTCCTCGTCACCACTTATTTCTAACGCGGAAATGAAAGCACACTCGCCGCCAATCCACAGCTCATGGCTACCATCCACATTAATTGTGTGCCCCATGGTGTGTTTTAAACCAGATTCTTTTGGATCCAAAATATTTTCTAAAAACGAATATAGCGTTTCACCTTTGCTCATTTTATCAGCAATCATCTGAATTTTCTTGCTGTACGAATTATGGAAATCAACCTCTATCTTGTGAGACAGGTCTCTAAAACCATCACCTGTATTAGGATGGGCGCCGGACATTTCTTCCAAATCTTCACGTGAAATGTTGCTTAGAGTTTTACGAAGGTCATCATAGCCAATTTCGTTAGTTAGGGGAGTTTTTGCGCGAACGCAAATAGTTGCAACTATTTCATTCATCGTCTCAACTCCTCCACCTTGGAACATACGATCCATTTCTTTAAAGCCGTACCAAAAATCGAATGTTGGAACGATACCAACATTCGCATTGTCAGCAGGTATCACCAAATATGGTGCGCCGAAATTAACCGCATTATGAAAATCAGTGGTGCAAATATACGCGCTTTCACGTTTAGGATAGTCTTTCCATTTGGTGGAGTTTGACACGATCAAGTTAATGTAGTTGAAAGTGTTCGCTGCTTTCCTAACGAATTTGTTAGAATCTCCAACTCCATATGCATGATCTTCTCTACCAAATGATAGACCGCGCCAGATTGGCGTTTCGCCGCGCTTTAATCCAATAAGATGAATCCTAGCATGCTTCTTAATCCACTCACAAGCAACTTCTTTACTTGTAGGTGAAATATGCGGATAATTGAATTTGTCCTGTTCTAACAGGTATTGTTTAAATCTCATACTAACCCTTTGACTTTGAAACCATTCACATATTTACCATTTACCTTTGTTTTGTAGAACATGGATTCTGGTAACTTGTTATCAGCAGCGAAACGACGGAGATTTGTCACAATAAGTTCTTCACCATCTTCCTTCATAACGACCCACGTTTTTGACTTTGCTTTAGACATGTTCGCGGCCATTTCTTTTTTCTTCTCATCCGTTAAAGATGCCCAATAAACATCTTGTGCTTCCCGCATTTTCTTTTTAGTCTCTTCACTACGTTTCTTACCAGTATTCTTTGCCACCCGATTTGCAATCTGTTCAGCAGTTTGTTTTGGCTTCTGATATCCGCTCGCCTTTAAATCTGCCCACATCTTCTTTAATGACACTGACATCTTTGCTTTAGTCTCTTCTTTTAAAGCTTTACCAGGTTGATTACCGGTGCCGCCAGTGCGAATGTTCATGCACATCGGGTTTGCTCTTAATTCTTCAGTGATTAATTCTTCTTCACGTAACCCAAGAGATTTTCTATCGGGCAAAAATTCAAGAACCTCATAAGTGTGCTTATCCTTTCCATACTTCTTTACTGACCTGGAAAGGATAGAACCACTACCTAAATATCCATCATTAATATCATCTGTGGAATGCATACCGATGTAGAACTTACCAGTTACAGTGCATGTCGTTTTGTAGATGATGTGGTATTTTCTAAATTCTGCGCGTGCCATAAGGCCTCCATAAATTGATTTCTTATTTATGGAGGCCAGCAAAAGTGTGTTCTAGCTTATAAAAAATGCAGTATTCCCAAAGTTAACTCCACCATTACCGACCTCGTAGTCAGTGATTTGGCGAAGTAAATCTTCAAAATCTTGTCTAGCTTCAGAGATCAGCATATCACCATTCAGTGTCAAGCCACCATTTGGACCTGCAACAGAACTGTATTTTGAACGAATCATCCCCAACATTTGTTTCAGTTCAGCAGCAGCCCAACCCTGAATCCACTGGGTGGACCATCTATCAGTGATAAGCTCTTGCTCTGATCTTTCAGCAACAACTTCCAAAACTACTCTCTCAGAGTTAGTTTGAATGTCACGGTACAGGATGAGCTGTCTGCTCGATTCATCCCAAGTAAACATGATGTTACCCGCAAATACCTTCTCAAACAATTCTGCCATCTGCGCGACTAAGTGGATAGACACCAAGTCGATGTTTTGGCCGTTATAGAACTGTTCAATAAATGGCTGCGAGTAAATGTTTGCGCCGCCGAAAGCGTTCATCGAAGATTGGGAAACGCGGTGAATCTTCAACACGTTAACGATCTTATCTGTACCAATACGAGGATCATTTAGATAGTAAGTCGATTGATTGTTTTTTGCGGTGAATAGAACGTGACGATGCTGATACGCATTATCCGCACGACGTCTAAATTCCTGCAGTGCATTATCGACTGCAACGTTGAATTGTTCTTCTGCTAATTCTACACAGACTTGCGGCCAGCCAAGCTGTGCTTTCAAAATCTTGATAAGACGAAGTCTCTCGTTATAGCTACCGTCAGTGCCAATACCTACTTTATCAGTAGTCGGGGAACCTTCGCTCTCAGTATCAGCTTTAATCCAATCATCACCATTCCAAACCAACAGATCACGACCGGCGGTTTGATAGAAAAAATCTCCAATGGTAGGAACAGAAGGTAGAGTGTCGCCGCATATCTCATCACCACTGATAGCATTAGTCCACACATTTGGTGCAGTTTCGAACTGAATTAGATTACCAGTTAAAGGTAACCATTGTCCTAACGTGAATGCCCACATCGATGGAACTGCCATGGCTCCTAATGGATCTTGTCCTACATTATAGGAGATATCTCCAGGTTGGGCGTCTGATGGCGTTTCACGCAGTATGTTGCCAAGTGGAACATAACCGCTACCGTACTTAACACGCGCGTTTGCGCTGTTGCATTCTACCCAATTACCACCGATGAAGAACATCAGCTTACGTGAAATAGTGTTGTAGTAAATCTTATTAGGACCGACAGCCGGGTTCGTGCCTACTGGAACAGTGTCGTTGTTAGCTTGCAGCCAAGTGCTACTAGTTGCGTTCCATACCAAAACCTTATTTGTTGAATGATCATAGTAGGCTTGGCCATTCTTAGGGTTGCTTGGCGGCGTGGATCTAGCTGGAATTGAACCTGCGTAAGTGTCAATACCTTTTTCGCTTACGGTCGTTTCAATTGGATATGATTGAACACCAACGGTGTAGTATTGGAGAATATTAGAAGCGGCGTGGACAGATGCAAAGTAAACCGTATTAGGATCAACGTTACTTACATCTACACTGCCAATCGTTGTATCGTCTCCAAAGTATCCATAAACGGCCGCCACTACCTGTGCATTGCCTACCTTGTCGGCAGGCGCAGTAAAGTTTGTAGATGGAACGTAACGTTTACCATCCTCAGGATACTCATCGGAAGTAAATTTGGAGTCGGATAGAAGGACTAAGAATCCATCTATCGTTGAAGTGGTTGCGGGTTTTGTCCAGGTAATTCTTAATTGATTACCTGGAAGCTGTTGGACTTTGATGGTCATTTTACGACCATCAATCCATAAATCGTGGGAAGTATTCTGTAGATAATCTGACATGT